ATAGTATCTTGCGACTTGCACCGTGAGCGGTACTTCACGGGTTTGATACGTCACCTCTGGTAGATCTAGGCATTCTTTCTTGGTATACCGGATCGCAGGTTGTAGCGCGTAACGCACTTCGTGTTGCGAATCTGGTTTGGGCATCCACTTGAATCGTGAGACTTGGCGCATAACTTTATCCCGCCACGCACTCATGAACTTCGGTACACGGTACGGTGAGATCAACTTCGCTAGGCCATACGCATCCACCGGAGACTGCGAGGCAGGTGTGCCGGTCATCATCCACAGGCGTGTATCAGATGTAATGATTGACGCTAACGTTTTCCATCGTTTCGTCGTCGGTGTCTTGTATGCATTCGCCTCATCAACGATGATCAGATCAAACCCACCGTTACGAATCTCATCCCTGACGATTGCAACTCCGTCATAATTAATAACGATGAAGTCGTAAGGGTTGTTGATAATCTGTTTCCGCTTCGCACCATCGCCATATGCCACGCCGCATGAACGATGCATCGCGGTCTTGAAGATGTCTGCTTGCCATGCTGAGTGCATGATCGACAACGGGCAGATCACTAGAACTCTTTTCACCAAGCCCAGTGTCATCAGGTAGTCCGCTGCCCATATCGCAGCAGAGGTCTTGCCTGTCCCGGCTTCGTTAAAGCAGAACGCTCTTTGCCTCAAACTTAGGAATGAGGCAGTACTCTTCTGGTGATCAAATGGTTTGAAGACGCCCGGCCAGTTGTAGTCTCTGAGTATTGGTGACGGGATGATAGGTGTGCCTTCCTTCGGAAGTTCACCGTCGAGTAGATAAGTTAGCAACGATGCTTCATCGAAACCCCAGTAGACAGCAATGTCTTTGGCTGTTCCGCAGTCGATGATCAACTCGCTCTTTTCAACTTTACTCAGGATGTTCTGAGCAATCTGATTCGGCACGGTTAGGCGTAGCGCCGTGTTCTCTATGACTTCCATAATTCCTCTTGAAGAAGCCCCTTACGGGGGCCAGTCGTCCAAGTCACAGCGGAGAGAATCAGTTAGATAGCCGCTGCCTTGAATGGCATGGTTGAGCGCTTATGACTACGCTAGGGCAGAAGTGGGTGGGAAACTGCCCTGTCCTCCACACTCATACCTTGTGGGGACTACTTCATCGCTCCGCTTGAGGTACGCTTGAATGAGCGGTTGCGACGAATTGACTGGATGGTGTAACCGTCTTTGTTGGTTCCACCTTTCGATAACGCTTTCTTGTGGGCAATGTCTTTGCCCTCGCGTCGATCTGCTTTTCCGTTACCATTTAAATCCTTGCCCGTCTTATCAACAGCGCGGCGCGCACGTTGACGCTCCATGCGATCTGCATGTTCATTACGAGCCTTCTGCTGTTGATACTCTTTCTTATACGGACGGGGTTTGTTTACGTAAGCCATCTCAGTTCCTCCTCCGCTTGTAGAATTCACAAGTATCTACAGGACACCAACCACAAAGCGGAGTGGGGTTTGGCATCCAAGAGTTGGTTTCATACGCCACGCTTAGTCGGGCTAGATCCGGTGTGAACTTTTCCCAAAGCGAATCTATCTGACTTCGTTCGTATTCCTCTGGTACAAAAACATCATACAGGATGAATGCAAGCCCAGCTTTAATTCGTTTAACCGCCGGAAACTTCGCGAACACCATCAACGCCATCAGTTTCAACTGATCGGGATCAGGCATCTTTGGCTTGCCGGTTTTGTAATCGATGATCAGCGCAGTCTCTTCAGTTTCATCAATAATCAATAAGTCAGCGATCCCGCGCACCCAGTAATTCGGGTCATCGAAATCACAAGGGTCTTTATCAATGTCTAGTGCCATCTTGTACTCGGGGAACCTAAACCCCGGTATCGCCATAAGCACATCCAGCAAAGGTTGAAAGCGTTCGTAATTTCTATTCAGCGGCATGCCGTTCCTGACATAGTCCTCTAACGCTTGGTGAACCTCAGTTCCATAACGCATCTGCTCCGTTACTTCTTTCTGGAAGTTCTGTAAAACTTTTACTTCGTGATACTGACGAGGACATTTGGTGAAGTCCTTCAGTCCACTGTACGACCATTTGATCACTAGCAATCCCCATATGATTGTCCGTATTTAGCCTCGCAAGCGACGGGCAGATCGGCACACCAGTCAGGGGGAGTAGACATAGTTTTCACTATAAATGCAAGCGCATCATCGACTTCGGATTCTGGGACAACCCAGACACCTGCGTCATGTACGGTCAGCACAGTTCGGTAACGTTCGTTTACCTTTAGCATCTGTTCGCCCACGATGATTCGGGCGAGGGCTTGCACGATGTTCTCAGTAACTGCACCGCCCCAGATCTTTATTACGCCACGGCGTGATGTGTAAACGCATCCGTTTTCAAGGCCGCTAGTGCGGAGGTTCGGATAGCGGATGTACAGTCGGTTCGGAAGCCTTATGCCTTCCGGCGTTATCTCCACGACTTGCTTGTTGTCCAAGTAGTAAGACTTACCAACGTTCGCACCCGTGCTCATCAGCCATGACAAGGCTCGGTCACAGTCATTCCAAAACCTCGGGATCATGCTGTTGGCCTGTCGGTACAGATGCACGATGCGCTTGCACTCATGCTCTTCAAGGCGAACGCTCACCGGATGCGCCGTGCCCAGAGTGTGCTGCAACTTGGCAGCACCTGTGCCGTAGCCCAGTCCAAGGATGCAGGTCTTGCCCACGAACCGCTCGACCGGATCTTTCTTCGTAATAGTTCTGTTGTAAACATGCGTGGCGAACTCGGAATAGATGTCCCGCTTGTTACGGAACGCCTCGACCATATCCTCTTGTTCGGCTAACCACGCCAGCACACGCGCTTCGATCTGTGAACTGTCACAGTTAATAACGACATGTCCACGGGGAGCCAGCACTGAATTCTTCAGAGCCTTCTTCTTGGCATCGCGACTCGGCAAGTTCTGGAAGTTGACGCTGTCCTGCCCTGACCACCGCCCAGTGTGTGCCCCGTAATACTTCAACGGGATAGGCAGCATGCCATTGTTTCGCGCACCGATTCCGATGAAGCGTTCGATGCGTGACTCTTCGATGGTGGACTTCGTACCCAGACGAACCGCGCAGAGTTGTTGAATGATCGGGTCGGGATGTTCTTGCAGAGCCATGAACCCCACATCATTCTTGGCAAGAGCAAAGGTCAGGTTGCCCGTAGTCGGGCTGATCTTCATAGGCACGGGGATGTTGAAGTCCTCCAGTATCTGCGCGAACTGTTTGTTGCTACAGAGTTTCTTGCGAACTTCTTCCTCTAGCCCACAGTCGAGCAAGCCTCTCAAGCCATTCAGCAGTTCAGTCTTCTCGGCTTTAATCTCATCTAGCCTCGTGACCAACAGCGCATCGTCCACCATCAGCGTCGGACGGGTGAACATCTTGAGAGTCATGTCCACCAGATTGAACTCGACCTCGGGAAAAACCGGAGCCATATGAGCAAACAACTTGCACGTTAGTTCAACGTCGTTCGTGCAGTAGTGCCCATACAACTCCAGTTCTGCCGGAGAGAAGTCCTCTCTCCGCTTCCCGATGTTGTTGTGTACTTCGGTTCCCTTCTCACCAATCTCGTAACGCTGAACAAGCGCGGCAAGCGATCCACCTGCATCGACGCCGTGTAAAGCACGTGCCATGCACAGCGTGTCGTAGTAGAAGTTCGGATGAATATCTAGAACCCACTCCAGTATCGCTCCATCGAACATGGCGTTGTGACATAGGACAGCGGTGCTGCTCCAGTCAAACCTGTTTAAGAATTCTTTAATCTCATCGTGAGATCCAGAAAACCAAACCGGTTCGCCATCGTTCTCTTTGACACCTACGCCAATGATTTGAAAACGTGGGTCACGAATGTATTCCTCAGTCGTCATCTTCGACAGACTGAAGTCCTTCGCATAGTACGTTTCAAAATCTAGCGTTACGAAACTCATGATCAAGCAGCCTTTGATTCTCGACGGGCGATCTCGCGATCAATGTAGAACCTAGCCTTTTTCAAGTCCTGCAACGGGTTGCCCTTGTAGAAAGCGCGGCTGATGTACTTCACAGCATTGCCCAAGTGATAGTTAAGATTCTTAGCCTCTATGAACTCAATCGTTTCCACGCCGCCAACCTTGTAGTGCGGAGGATGATTGACCATGTCGGCCTCGGGAACCTTGATTGGCTTCTGCCCGTTGAAGATTAACGGCTTCACCGGCTGCAATACTTCACGGCTCTTCGCAATCTTGGACAACTTAGTTTTCTTAACCCGCTCACCCTTCTTGATGTTGTTCTTCCAATAGAACTTTACTTGGTGAACGTAGTTCTCTTTGAGTTTCAACTTGGCGGCGATCTCTTTTACTGACAGCCCCTCTGCCAAGAGAGCACGAATCTTCGCAGCATTACTCTGCTTTTTCATACGAACTGACTCCTGTCAAAATTAATTGCAACAACTGATCAACATTAGACTCATCAATCAACAGCACTTGTCCTCCTGCCTCTTCAATGTCTTTAAAGTTTTTCATCTGTAGGGCAGTCGGTTTGTTCCCCTTGGCTTTGCATTCGATGCCTATGAACAACCCCTTGTAGCAGACTAGAAAGTCTGGCACTCCGGCGTTGCCATAACCTGTGCCGATGGGCATTGCATAGTAAGCCTTGATCTCGGTTAGAACTTTTCTAACCTTGTCTTTTACTTTTCGTTCGGGGGTCAACTAACTTCCATCCCTTCGCGGTTTCTACGAATCCAATTGCCGCCATTGCTTCAAGAGAGCGGCAATCACCAAATCTGTATTTGTGCGCGTGAAATGAGTTCGCCGTTGCAAACTTGCGCTTGCACTCAGTACACCTTCTTTCTTGCTTTACGACGCTCACTTTTCAACCTCTCAACTTCTCTGCGTAAGTAGACGATCTCATCACGACACGCCCACAACACGCTGCCCACTGTCAGAAACTTCATTTCTGTTGTGGTCGAGGCATCGTTGATGTCGTTGGGGAGTGCGCGAATCAGATCAAGAATATCATCTTCGATTTCCACGCAGTGTCTCCAGTTCAGTCTTCAAAGTATTCAACTCTAACAAGAGGACTGTAGCCTCGTCGAACAGTCCCGCTCTCCGTATATTCTCTAAGGATCGCTCGACGCGCTTCTGCTGACTTTGACCATAGCCCCAAGGGGCAGCTTTCATTTCGTCTTTCCACGCGCCGGGTGGGGACAGATTGTCCACAATCATTGACGTTTCTGTTGCCACCTTCGGCTTTGATTCTGTCGTCATATTGTCTTATTCCTCTGTACATTGCTGTAGCCATGAAATACTGCGGAACACCCCACTGCTCAACTAAATCTTTGTACCTGATCCGCTCGTCAAGTTCTCGCGCCTTACGCTTACGCTCTAATAAAAACTTGTACTGCTCAAACGTCAGCGTCAGGTTAAACCTAGTTGGCTTCGTGTACTTTTTCTCCACACTCTTTCCTCGTTTGGTCGCGTACCAACACCAACAATTT